TCTTTTAGCGTCAAGTTATCGTTAAACTTTACTCTATCTATTTCGTAAAACTGAACTTTTACCAAAGTCTTATCATCAAATTCTTGGATGCTTGATATGTGAAATGGTGGATAGTATTTTTCCATTAAACATTTCTAACAAATAACCCTGTTACATTTACAGTTGTTCCACTTACATCAGTTCCTGTATTATCTACAGTCCAGGTATCTGCTGCTGCATTTTGCGGATAAGGTACTGCGGGTGCCCATCCAGTAGTAGAATCTGCTGGAATAGTAACCGATGCTACAACTCCTCCCCCAGTCGCATCGCGTACATCCATATCAACTGCGGCAGAAGATTGGTTGGCAAATGTAACCATAATACAGTCAAAAAATACTCCCGCGGCACCTGCAAGCAAAGTGGTTTCTATGCCTGTACTTGGGGAAGCAAAAGCTGTCGCAATCAAATCGCGAACTTGATAAGGATATGTTATTAAACGCCCCACATCATCAAATGTTGCTTTAACAACATCTCCCGCACCTACAGCGGTGGGATTTGTGATGCGCGCAATACCTCCCACTTGAACAGGTGCAGTATTGTCATCTACGGCATCTGAAACATTGGGCCCCACTACAACTGCTGAAGTCAAAGCTCCAGATAAAGCAACAGTCCATGTGCCTATTTGTGTTGCACTTACTGATGCGTCAGAATTACCGGCTACCACAACCCTTAAAGCTGAAGCGGCATCTCCTTGACCTACGGGAGATACAATGGAAGCGATATCCATATCTCCTATGTTATTAGTCCCAGCTGCTATTGAAAGAACATCTACATCTCCTATATCTACCCCACTATTGGCTATCGCTCTAACGCTATAAGCCGCGTCTTGAGCCAAGAAAGTTCTTAAGTACCCTACATTAAGCTCCGTTCCTTTGGCTAAAGCATCTCCGGCAAGTTGAAGAACATTAACGGAATCTATCACTCCGCTTACTTGCCTTACATCCATATCGCCTATATTGTTATCTCCAGCAGCTATTGAAAGAACATCTACATCTCCTATATCAACACCGCTATTGGCTATCGCTCTTACGCTATACGCTGCATCTTGCGCAAGAAACGTTCTTAAATATCCAACATTGAGTTCGGTTCCTTTTGCTGGTGTGTCTCCGGCAATCTGAAGAACATTTACAGAATCTACGGAACCGCTTACTTGCTGGACGTCTAAATGCGCCGCACGCAACTCTGTATCTGTAAGTCCAGTTGTCCCAGTTTCCGTAGAAACTCTTAGCCTATTATCCGCATTTAGATAATCTGCATAGGCAGAGTTTATAAGACCGCTGACTTTTACTATTCGGGCGCTGCCACCTCCGCCTCCTCCGCCAGGAGTATGACCCAAAATCGTAGTTATATTTTCAAATAAGTTAATCGGATTACCTCTATGGTCTCTCAACTGTACAGGCAGGGGATTGTTCAAATCTACCCCTTGAAGCTGTACCCAGCCTTTTATATTCATTTCATCAGGCATAATCACATCAGGAGCGTTAACTGTTATCTTGGGTTCTGGCAGATGAACATTTCCGAAAGCTCTTTCTATGGCTTCTATAATAGGAGCAGTATCTATATTAGCGGAACGCTGTATATCGGTAACTTCCCCCATTAACTCGCTCATTACATCTCTCAAGTCTTCTTTATTCGTACGAGAGGTTTCTGATATCTTATTCAAAGAAGGCAAAAGCATTCTTGCTATGTCTTGCCCAACAGTAGACATTACATTTCTGCGGTCTTTTTCCAAGTTTTCCTGCTTGGCATTGGTGATAAACTGTCTCAATAATTCTCTAAATTTTTCTTGATTTGCCATAATATTAAAACGGACACATAAGTGCCCGCCTTTTTTTACCGGTTAGGGTTCTAATTGTATTGTAGTTTATTTTTTTCATTTTGTCAAACTATGTTTATTAAACTGTCGGAGCTAATTGTAGCTGGGGCTGTGCTTGGGGAGCTTGAGTTTGCTGCGCAGCCATTTGTATAACCTGCTCTTCAGCCTCTTCTACTTGTCTCAATTCTTCGGGAGTCAAATCAACTAACTCAAGCATTCGTTTCTCGGCTATCTTGCGAAGAGCTGGATTGTTGGGAAACTGCGCAAGAATAAACTGGAACTTTTGTATACTTTGAATGTTGTTTTGTTCTTGTTCCGAAGAAGAACGTACTATTGGCTCATATCCTTTCACAGACTTCCATTCTCCTTGGGTTACCGATTTAGGATATACCTTACCGCTTCGTCCTATTTTGAATATTTTAATAAGTTTAGGAGAGTTTTCGTGCATCAATCTGTCCCATTTCCAGGCTAACTCATACCAAGCCAGACGATAAAACTTAGTCATAGAAATAGCCCGTTCGGTTGCTTTGCCTACAAGTATTTCTACTTCTCCCAAGGTTTGCTGGCCCTTTTCTCCTTGTCCCTTTTCAATGGCTGTAGCGCCAGTGCCTCGTTCTACAATGCGTGTAATGGCGTTTATAGCGTCTAATGTATCATCGAGGCCCGATACTTCAACTTGCTGGATAACTTTGCGTATATCGTCTCCTGGAGGCGCAGGAAGCATTACACCGGGGCCTGGAGTATATGTTTGAGCCGTATAGTTCTCACTAGGAAGATACCAATGCATCCCAAAATTTTTAAGAGTCCGATTTTCAATCAACTGGCTAAACCAAACATTCAATACTTTGTTAGGTGTACGGATAAGGTCAGCTACTGAATCGGGGTAAATATCAATTATTTCGGGGTCTTCTGACCACAAAACAAAAGGCCAAAAGTCTACGCCTATCAAATCTTCCAGTTTCTCGTCTAGTAATTCAATAGTATCTTCAGCGTATACAACAACTCGCTTTTCAAACTTCTTTTCTTTTTTATTCCAGATTTTTGTATAGTGTTCGGTTAGATTGACTATTCTGTCTCCGCCCGCGAATAGAGGGAACTCATCGTGATTTATCCCCATGCTCTTTAATCGTTCCATTTTTTCTTCCCATTCTTCTTTGTTTTCTTGGCTTTGAGTAATGCCCGGAACCGTATCAGCCCATATCTTTAATGACTCCTTTCCTTCTCCGTCATATCTATCGTCTGCAAGTACCTCTCGCACAGTTCTAAATATATTTTGGTGGATTATGAAACGAGCGGATTCTAAATCCCATACATTCATTAAGGGATCAAGAACTACATCATAGATATCCAGCACGCTAATCTCCACTCCCTTGTCTGTGATGTTCAACTTCTTGGTAGATAGCCCATATAAAAGAACATTCTTTTTATCTAGGGTGTCTATGAGTTCTATATTGTTTTCCTTGCCTTGCGTGTTCCATATTTCCTGATAGATAAGTTCCTTCTGTTGATCTCCGCCTAGCTCTTTCCATTCTACTTCGGGCGGTTCATCTATCTTTGAGTATAAGGTCTTTATCGTTTCTTTCATCAAGGGGATGTTCACTGCTTGGCGTTGAGTAAGACGATTGGTTTTTACTTTATTGCGGTAGAGTTCATAGTTTTCAGTCCAGTCCGTATGCTTGCGTTTTTGTAATTCAACTCCTGCCTCCTTTTCTTTTTTGAGACGTTCCATTAGAGGAGTGGGTATAAAGTTATTTGTTAAAATGTTATAAGCCATAAATTAAAAGCAGGTGCTTTATCTAGCACCCGCTCTTTGTTTGAGTTTGGGTTATTTTTTACGTTTGCGCCAGGGCCAATAGTTTAATTGTATTCCCTGAAATTGCCCTTCTCCATCAAAATGTATAATAGTTTGTCCGCCTTTTACGCCAGATAGTCCACCAGAGCGAACAAGGGCATATAGTATCTCTTCATACTTTTCGGTCTCTTCTGAAGTGAATCCTTCTATTTTCAATGATAGTATAATTTGATCCATTTGTCAATAAATCAGTTCGCGATCTTGATAATAACCTCCCAATGGTTGAGTTTGTTGAGGTTGTTTATACACAGGTTCTTTTAAGATTGAAGACATAGCATAACGTCCGGCGTCCATACTATGAGAGAATGCGTGCTCGGGCACATTAAGTATCTTGCCGTCTTTGTCTACTTCCCATAGATAGTTACGATATTCTTTTATAATGTTCACAGATCGTTTCGTCATTGCTATCTTTTGATCTTGAATCAGTTGTATCCCATTCTTTACCGAGTCCGGTCCCTTCTCCGCTCCCAAAATGTTTATTCCATAACTTTTGATTTCGTCTATGCTTTTGGGTTCGGCACTGTCGGCAATTACAAGAGCTTGCTCCTGACTCAAAAGTGTGTCTGCTATTTGTTTGTTGCTTAAGCCCTTCAAAAAAGTTATCTCGTCCCATATGTAAGAATGATCGTAATAATAAACTGCTACTAAAGCTGTCGGATCGTTAGAATATCCAAAGTCCAATCCATATCTTTCAAGCCGCGCGTGTTTGGGTACTTCGTCTATTATCTCCCAGTCCTTGTAAATCTTACCTTCTACTTCGCCTAACTTGCCTAGTCCATAAACAGTCCACCAACCTATACGACCCTTGCGTTGCTCTATTGAGTCTATAATAGACTGATTAAGAGCTTCATTGTCTTTATAGGTAAGCACAATATGGTCTACATCGTTTCTTTGCATTTCGTAGAACCAAAACTCTGATACAGGGTTCCAGTCAAGAAAAACAAACTCGTTCGTTCTAACTTCTAGCTGTTCAAAGGTTTCAAAACTTACGTTGTTTACTTCGTTTATAAAAAGCCTATCTCGTCTTGGGCCCCTTACCTTTCCGGGTTGGTCTGCTGAAAAAAACTCTATCTTGCTTCCAGTCTCAAAGGTGTAAACATAATCAGTTTTATTCCACCTAATGGGCTTAAAGTATCCGTGAGCTTCCATAATCGCGAGGAAGTCTCTTATCGCTCCTCGCTTCAAATGAGGAAAGCTCTCGGATACTATACTTGTTAAGGTGGGTTTTGCATCTTGTTGCGCCAAACTTATCAACCATATAAGTATAGAAATTGTCTTTGAAGCTGCCGTGCCACCCTGTACGGCCCTAATCCTCTTTTGAAGGTTCGATATTTTCTTTAATGCTGTCGTCTCTACGAACATAGATAGGTGTTGGTATTCTTAATTCCGTTTCTGTTTCTTGTTTTGGATTTCCTTCAGCCATTCTCCATACCAACTCTGTAGGTATACTGTTTAGAAATTCCACCTTTTCTTCATCGGATAGTTGCAAGATGTATTCTTCTGCAAACCTTTTAGCTGACTTGCCTTTAGGCCTGCCATCGAGATTACCTGACTGTCCCTTTTTGAAGATATACTTTTCGAATTGTGGCGGCACTTTACCTTTTGGTGGATACATACTTGCTTTTGTACTTGTTTCCAGCTATATGTCTTTCTAGCCAAAATAGAAACTTATTGTATAATATGGGGTCATCCAACAGCTTTGGCTCTATCTCTAATACTTTTTTCAAATGCCAACCTATACTTAAAGCGTTATAAAAAATCTCAAAATCTTTCATACTTCTTTCATGTACTCTTTTAGCATTTGCTGCAATTCTCTTAAAGCATCTAGTTGCTGGTTAATGCCTTGATGGCCTTCCGGTAAATCGGCTGAAGGTTTTGCTCCTTGTATTTCTATATCCAAGCCTTTCATTTGACCAAGAAATCTATCGCGGTCTCTTTCTAGCAATACCTTTTCATCGTCTAGCCTTGCTATTTCGCCTTTCTCCATAGTGGAGTTTTCTTTCTGCGATTTTATTTTTTCTTCCAAAGTTAGGAGTTTAGCTTTAGAGTTGTCGTACTCTACTCGTATGTCCTCTCGTATCATACGGGTTTTTGAACGCTTAAATGATAAATCC